TGAGACCCCTAAGTCAGTGTAACCAGTCATGGTTTCAAGCATAGGGAGGATTAAGTCTAGTTCAGGGTGAAGTCCTGGTGGGAAGGCCTTCCTGAACAGCATCCTTTCGACGTGGACAATGATATCCCGTGAAACGGTCATATCAAACCGACTAAAGTCGGTCTCCACAATGGCGCCCCTCCATGACTCAGCCATTAAAGGGCCTCGCTCCTGAGGAGTAAGGCCTTTGACCAAGTAGGGGCATTTCTTTGCTAATTTCTCAATCGCCGCCACATAAGGGCCTAGGATTGACAGGAATTTGTCACTCCTCGGACTGATGTTCCGAGGGTCTGTGGCAGTCGTGGAGCTTTCGATCTTGATAAAACTCTTTAACACGCTGTCTTTAGTGAGCATTCCTGACTCAGTCACTTCTGACCGAGCGAGGGCTAGTTCCTCTTGCCTTGCGCTCTTGAACCGACTTACCCATTCTTGGAATGGAATGGGGCTGGTTTGAACGAGCCACTGGTTTTCTGGAAGGTTGAGGAAATCCTCTACGCTTCTGTCCAGTGTTGCGACGTTTATTGACGGATCTGTCGACAACCTTGGTCCAGCTGGAACCAAAGATGCCTTGCAGCTCTTTCTTAGACTTGCTCTCCAGGATTTCTTGTCTGGTGACACATGATGGGACATTGGGTGAGATCCTGAAGCAGTCAGGCCCGGCTGGATGGTCGGGGTGTCGGCATTTGCTCTTGATGTGAAGGATGTCTTCACTACCTTTACGATTGCCTTGCTGTCTTTGAAGTCCGTTAGTTTTGGATGATCGGCCCACGGCATTGATGGGTCTTGCACCTTTAGCTGGGTGGCTATCCTTAGAAATGCCTGCTGCCACTCTGACGACATCTCGCTGAGCGGCTTTAGGTACTCCTTTGGAATTCCCAGGTTTGGGTGTCCTTGCACCGCTACGAAGTGGCGGGGCAACGTACGTCTTATCATCTCGCTCCTTGTTAACGGAGCTGGCAGTAGTGCTGGGTGAACTAGCGGCACTATTGCCATCAGCCTCTTGTCTATCCCCGTAGCTTGATTCTGTTGAGTTCTTGCGGGTATCGCGGCGTTGTTCGTTAGGAGAGGGGGAAGAATCATCCTCCCCCGCCTCACGAAAGGGCTCAACGGGAGCTGTGGGTGTA